ACGAGGCGGTTTTCTGTGCGCCCGCCGTGCTCTCCGAGTCGATTTCGTCGATTATTATTTCCCGCGAAACGCCGTCAATCACCGCATACCGCTCCGCCGAGGAGAAGAACTCCCGCCAGAACCTGACCTCGTCCGCGCTTGCGAGCCACCCTGTGAAAGTCTCGTGCACGAGACGGCTGTCATTGGTCAGTTCCCGTTCCACGCCGTCGTTCACGAATGTCCTGGTCTCCGTCTCGACCTCCGATTTCTTCGACCCTGCGGCATATATCGGTTCAATCGCGCCTACACTGCTGAGGAACTCGAACGTCGAAACCTTATGATTCGGGACTATGAATCTGAGAACCTCGGATTTCATGACGGAGGTCACATTCCCGTCATCATCCGTCATCTCCGTTTCCATCCATACGTCGTATGCTTTGAGTTCATATCCGGAATATCCCGTTTCGTCGGCGATTGCACGAATGTTGTCGTAAGAGACGGACACTAATGCCGGTTTCAGCCTAAGACCGGACGCGACCGTGGTCTTTACCGGCGCGATGATGTCAAAATACAAGAAGGCGAACACTGTCGTCCCGTCGGGAGAGAGTGCAAGATCGTCCCTCTGTCCGTCTGTTCTCGCCAGACCTATCTGCGGGCGTGCCGTAAGAAAGCAACGCTGCTCATAGACATCCTTGAGAAAGTCATATCCGACAGTGCCGGGATAAATTTCCTTATCCCAGAAGACCGCATCGTCTCCGTCTCCGAAAGTGATTCTCAGGAAAGAGCTGGCCTTCGGTCGGTACTGCCCGCTCCCCGCATTTGAAGAAACGCTCCACAGGATTGGCTGCAGGCAGCGGACTATGCTGTCAAGGGGAAGAGATACAGACCCGTTCTCGCCTGTCTTCATCGTGAAAGACGTCTCATACTCGACGACAGAACCTCCGGAACTTCCGTAGCGCGTCTTGATGTACCGGAGTTTTATCGGGATTTCCTCGTTCGGCGACGCTGAAATCCTGATAGTTCCCGCGTTCCCGGCGAAGAGGAACGGAAACTGGTCCTGATATGATGTGTCTATTGTCATGATGCAAAGCTACTGACTTGAGCCCTGGAAAAAAAGGACACTATGCCGAGATGAAATCCGCGCTGCATTCCAGCGCTTCGGAACCGGCACGGAGCGTCACCGAGAGCTTCTTCACGAAGAAATCGCGCCCGTGCAGCCTGACCTTGTTGTACATCCGGAAGCTCAGGAGGTCGAATTCATTGAGGTTCACGTCGCAGCTGATGACCTGCCGGTCGGTGGCGAGCCACTGCGCGTAACGCTTGTGGAAATGCTCATAGAGCCAGTCCGGACGGAGGGATATGGGTTCGGTCGAGCCATCCGGGATGAGTGGGACATCATCCGGTAGAGGGTTCGGAGAGAATGACCCATCTGAGATCTTTGTGACCTCCGGTACCGTATCTGGCATCGCCCTGCCTGTATCTGTCATCTGTGACTTGTTCACAAGTCCTATATATACGTCGCTGCCGCGCTCCGCCTCCCTGTTCGGGAAATCGATCGCCGGAGCCAGCGAGAAAGCCGGGGTCTTTGAACTGACGGCACCATTACGGGTGTTCGGAATGAGCACCTTCCCGTCCTTGTTCAGAATCGACGGGATGCACTTCACGAGGTTGAAGCCACAGATGTTGTCCACAGGGTCGAGTCCGTCCGGGGATTCCCCGCACTTTAGATTGTTCTGGAACAGAATGTCGGCCGCTGCGACGAGACGCCACTCCTTGGTGTTGTAGGCCGTGGTGTGACAATACAGAAAACTGCCCTTTGTGGAGATGTAGTCTCCGGTGCTCGTCACCCTGACGGCGCGGAACTCAGCAAGAGGTGCACCGTCTGAGTTTATTCCTTTCGACACATACAGCGCTTCCGCCAAGGAATCAACCTCAGTGATTTCTTCAGCCTCCAGATTGGCGGAATCCTCCCCGGAATTGTCATATCCGAAAACATACCCGACCGCGTCTTCCACATCCGAACTGAAAGAATCGGAAACCATGGAAGTCCAGTCGTCGGACGCCGCCTGCGAGGATATGTCCTCAAAGGATTTCATCACCAACGTGTCCGCCACCAGGAAAACGGCGGAGCATAACAACTTCTGAAATTCAACGACAAAATCCGACAGGCTCATATCCGGCAAATGCTCCGCAACATTTTCGTCATCGAGTTTCCTGTCCGACACCTTATATTGGGCAATCACAGCGGCATGGTTCAATATTGGCTTGATATCATCGCCGACTGAGATACCCGTTATTATTCTGTTCACGGAAATTACCGGAATCTTATATTCCGCAAGGTATCTGCTGCCAATGCCGGCAGATACCCACACACTGTGTCCGTATGCATCAGGAACATTCCGATACTTGTTATAGATATCTATCTTCGGGGTAAAGACATTGTTGTATTCTCGGCTGGTTGATATTTCATCATTGTTCTGAACGAAACTTCCGGTGCTGTCCTTATCCACGAGCAATGGATAACAGACCCCGTCGTTCTGGACCTGCTCTCCGTTCACGGTTATGTTTTTAGGTATGTCCAATGCATAGATTTTCTTGCCCCACTCGTCTTCCAAGTCCCGGCCGGAGAAGGTGTAGTTCAGGTTGCCGTCCTCGATGCCGTCGTAGATGAGGGTGCCGGTGAGGAACGGGATGCCGTTGAAGACGAGGGACGCGGCCAGCTTCTTGACGGTAGGCTCCAGCTTCAGCGCGGGGAGATACCGGAGAACCTTGCAGTTGGTCGCCGACGGGAGAAGGGCGATGGAGGTGGAGAAGGGAACCGGGATGCGGTCGTCCTCCATCATCGGGTTGTTGTACTCAATCACGAATTCGGCATCCGGCGCGAGGTCGAGCGAGATGCCGTCCTTTGTCATAATCTTTATCATCCTAACTGTCCTCTTCTTCTGAGCTTGTTATACTTTTCCTCTGTTTCCTTGATTCCGCCCTTGCCGAGCATCGACACGCGGGCGGTAATCGGCTCGTCAAGCTTCTTCATGAGTTTCTCGATGGCCTTTGTGAGAGCCGCGTCGGCGGGCGCGGATTCCGTGCCGTCGGCGGATGCGGTCACGAGCTGAGAGTTTCCGCCGTCGATGAATCCGCCGGAGACACGACCCGGCATCGCCATGGCCGGATAGACCGCGCTGAAGTTCAGGCTGCGGAGCTTGCCGTTGCGGCGGGCGGTCTCCATGGTGGAGATAATCGGGAGGAGGCTCGGATTCTCAAGGGCCTCGTGCGGGATTACATACTCGGAGCCGTTCTCGCCCACTATGACGGTAGGCTGCGTGACGAAGCCGCGCGCGTCGGGGTTCATCCGGGCGTTGAAGGTTCTGCCGTCCTGCTGCCGTTTAACGCCTATGTAGCCGCCTTCCTCCGCTCCGGCCGTGACGGGCTGCGAGGCTATGATGGCAATTTCGGCCGCACCCATAGCGGCACTGACGGCCGCCGCAGCAATTCCCCACGGGGTCGCCCCGAACTGCGCGAGCGTCGATGTGACGCCCAGCGCCGTATTGATTATCGCCTGCGTGAGATTCAGAGTCTTTTCGCGCTTTGCCTGCTTGAGCGCAAGTTCTTCCTGATAGGCATCGTATTCTGCATCCATCTGCTCCACCTGCGCGTTGTACTGGGACTCCGTGATGAGACCGGCGTTCAGGCGCTTTTCGAGGGAGTTCTTGCGGTTGTCCTGATTCTTCTTGTACTCCTTGAGCTGCGCGTCCTCCTTCTTCTTGGTCAGATCCATGAACTTTGAAGCAAGGCTGAAGGCTTCCTGTGCGGCACCGCCTATGCCGGCAATGGTGGTCCGAAGGTCTTCCGCGCCAAACTTTCCCTGTGCAATGTTCGAGAACAAAGTCTCCCAATCCTCTTGCGACACCCCGAACAAACTTCCTCCGCCCGTGCCTTCCTTCAGAGAGCGGCTTTCCTTCTTCGGACTGTCGGACGGTTCCTGCGATGCTTCCTGTGCAGTGCCGGCCGCAGCGTTCTTGCGCTTGATGATGTCGGCAAGCTGCTGCATGATCTTATTGTAGTCCGCATCATCGAGACTGACGGACATGCCCTCAAGTGTCCTGTCATCCGCCACCTTCTGAAACATGGACTCCAGACTCTGGAGATACTCGACATCAAATTCCGCAAGCTCCTGCGTATGCTTCCTCTTCAAGGCCGCCTTTTCCTCCTCCGTGCCCTTGAACGCCAGAAGTTCCGCTGCCTGAGAGTTCTCCATCTGAGTGCGCCTGAGCTTGTGCTCGTCCTCCAGCCGCTTGACCTCGCGGTTGAAGGCCTCGAGCCTGATTTTGTCGAGGTTGTTCCGGTGCTTGGTTTCGGCAAGTTCAAGCAGTTCGGCGTTGTCTCCTGCCTTGGCGCGTTCCTTTTCATAGCGACTTTCCTCTTCCAGAATGGCTTTCTGAGTCAGGTCTTTCTCGTTGTCGATGACAAGCTGCGTCTTCATCTCCGCATCCTGTTCCATCCTTTTCTGAGTTTCCTGAAACAGCTTCTCGGATTCCTCGTCAACCTCCTGAAAGACCTGAGCAAGACCTTCCTGAAGCGCACGGGCGCTCTTTTCGGCCGCCGTCCCGATCCCGCCCGCAGAGCCGCCGGAACCGCCGTTGCCGCCCGCTCCGCCGCCGGAGTTTTCGGTCGTTCCGCCGCCGGCAAGGCTTCCGAGCGATTCGATGTTGCCGGAGGGCTCAGACGAGAGGTCGCCGTAGAGGCCTTTGATGACGGCCCGGAGACTCTCTCCGTTTTCCACGGCTTTCTCAAATTCATCGCTGATTACAAATAATTTCCCTTCTTCCGAAGACTGAACAATACCCATAGTATATGGGGTTGCATACATTTCCGGATTTGTCCGGCCTTCCCAATCGTGACTACGCCCGAAAACATCGTCAATAGCATTCTGCAACGATTCCGTTATCCCGCCGGAATCATATGCCCCCGAAAGTTCCTCCGTCAGGCGTACAATATCTGCGGTGCCCATTTTTTGTCCGTTATTCAGGCTCTCATACTGCTTCGCCAAGGCGCCAAGGGTCGCCTTTACAGTGTCCTCCTTATGCTGGAGAACATCCATCTCGGCGCTTTCCCGCGCCTGAAGCTTGATTTTTCGCTCCAGCTGAGTGTTCACATTGGCAAGAGCCGTCTCCAGTTCCTCATTAGAGGTCTTCTCAGTGAGGAGCTGCGGGAGATAGTCGCCGTAGAGTTCGTTGATTTTGTCGATTGCCCTCTTTCGCTCGTCGCTGCCCTCGGCCGCACTGGTCGCCGCCTCCTTCAGTTCTTCGAGGGACTTGCGTTCCTTATCTATTTCAGCCTGCGCCTTGACGAACGAGGAGGTCGTATCAACGGTTCGCCGGTTCAGTTCGCGGAGCTCCCTGGCGGCTTCGCGGGATTTGGAGACCAATGATGCAATGCCTTGAGCAAGGGCTGCAACGGCGGCAATGACGAGCCCGACCGGATTGGCAATCAAGGCCTTGCCGAAAGCCTTTGCAGCCGCCCCGGCCGTCTTGTAGCCGCCGGCGAGAATTTTCAGCGTGACCGTGTGCAGCGAATTTGCCTTTGACGATGCCTCCAAGACTGCAACTTCTTTCAAAAGCGCAGCCCTGAACTCAGCACTGAACAGATAGGCGATTTTCTTTTTCGCCACATAGAGCGCGGTCAGTGTCGTGACAGTCACGATTGCCGCCTGATACTTTCCGAAGAGCGTAATCAGCTTTGAAACGACTCCTAAAAAAGTATTTGTACCGCTAATGGCCATATTCGCTGCCGGCATCAGTTTCTGGCCGATTTCCACGCTCGTCTCAGTGATTCTCTTTTTCAGTTTCTCCTGAATGGCCGTGGCAGACTCGTTCTTGGTGTTGAACTCGTTGGTCAAAGATGTACCCTCCTGAAAGGCCTCGTTCGCAATCTGCTGCTGGGTCTTGAGCATGTCGATGTTGTTGGCCAGCGCTCCGAGCACGGTCGTTGCCCTCTGCCCGTTCAGGTTCATCCCGTCCATGGCATCCACGATGTCGAACAGTCCCTGGTCGCCCTTCATTCCCTCCAGCACTTTGACGAGAGCGGCGTTCACGTCGTTGTTCAGGAGGTCGCGGAACTCCTCGAACGGCATCTTAGCAATCTGGGCGAATGTCTCGGTTTTCCTGAACATTGCGGTGATGGTCTGACCGATGGCTGTCGCGGCGGTCTCGGCTGCCTGTGCGTTCGCGTCGAGGGTGGATGCAAGGCCGAGGATTTTGTCAATCGAGATTTTGGCGTTCGGAGCGATACCGGCAAGGCGGTTGGTGAAGTTCACGATGTATCCCTCATTGGCCGTCGAAGCGGCTCCGAGTTCATTGATTGCGGAGCCTACGGAAAGCATCGCCTTTTCGAGCCCCATCTGCCCCTTCAGCTGGAATATATCGACGAGTTTTCCAATCTGACCTATGGCAGCCTCCGCGTCGCCGCCGAGGTCTTCCTTCAACGCCACATTGATTTTGTCGGCGGCCGAAACGAACTCCAGCAGGTCTTCCTTGCCGGAAATTCCAAGCTTACCGCCGACACGAGCCAGCGACAGCAACTCATTCTGCGCGGTCCGCGTGTCGATTTTCTTCAGTTCCGCGCTGAGTTCCTCGATTTCTTCGCGGCTCAAGCCGGTCGTCTTCATAGCGTCAACAAGCGCCTCGTCATATTGCAACCACGACTCCCGCGCCTGCTCTGTTTTGCTCCATAACCCCGATGTTATGTCCATCAGAGCCTTTACTCCTATTGATATGTTTCCGATATTAGTGAAAGTCTGTGACAATATCGTTCGAGTACTTTGGGATTGTCTTGCAAGTTCCTCAAAGCGTTTTCTGCTCTCAAGCAATTCCGCATTCAGGGCATCCCAATTCTCTGTTCCTGGTACAGCTTTTTCCAAAGCAGCGCGAGTCGCCTTTATGTGGCTCTTGAGTTCGGCCATAGTCTTTTGGTCAAGCTTCATCTGCCTTTGGAGCTCTGCATACTTCGACTTCGCATCAGTGAGTTTCCTGTTGGTTTCAGAAATTTCCTTTGAGTGGTCTCCTTCTGCCTTTTTCAGAGACTTTATTTCCGATTCAAGCCTTGAAATTTCCTTCTCCGTGTCAAGAATTTCCTTGCGCCCGGCATCGCCGTTCACGATTATGTTCAACCGCAGGTCTTCACTTTTCATCTTGTATCAATTTAATGATACAAAAATAGCTGCCCGCAGGCAGCTACGAAAGGACACTAAATGTCATGATTCCAAGGCTCTTTTTCCCTCTCTTTCTTGCGTTTGTCAAGAAGAATCATGATAGGAATAAATACTATCACAGCGATGCCTATGATAATCCAGTCCGCTACAGATATTGTTGCAATAGAATTCAGAAAAATAATGAGCAAGACTAATCCGCCAATCAAAATCACGCTGAATAAGGCGGTCAATCCTGTCATGCTGAATATTGCTCTTATTAAATCTATCATGTTGGGATTTTTTTATTGAAGACTGCAAAAATCACTCCTCACAGAAAATTATCTTGTGTTCGAGGTCTTGGTGAAGAATGGAGGACAATGCCTCATCGAGTTCAACATAAAATTGAGAATCGGGCAAGGGTGGCGGCTGTCACAAGCGGACTTTCACGGAGGGTGCCGGAGATGAGTTCAGTGTCGTCCTGTGAAATGATGCCCTTGAACTCCCATTGGGCAAAGGTTTCAGCGCGGACGACCATAAGCTTTGAACAGTCCACGAAAGAATCGTGGTCAAGAAACGGGTAGGCGGATTTCCTTATCGGCATCTGCAAGTCCTGAAGGGCAACGGGGATGCGGTCGTTGATTCTCGAATTGATTACCACGCCGCCATATATATTCCCCTCATTGTCAAAGCCCAATATGACAAGAAACTTGTTTCTGGAATCGTCGCCGACCTTCGGAGTTATCCCATTTTCCGGATAAAGCCGGATTCTCCACACATCGCCGACAGAAACCGTAGAACGAGTCAAAGAATTGACGACATCAGAGGAAAGAAAATCCGAAAGGTTCATCGGGCACAGGCGCTTTGAAGTTCAAGACTGTCCTTCAGATAGGCTATTGTGCGTTTGTCGGCATCGGCGGCTTCGGCCATGAGAACCGGATCCATATACTTGCGCCCGGAATGCTTGCTGTAATAGGCTTCGCTCCATGCGCTGTCATGGGATTTGTCCTTCAGTTCAGCGAAGGAAAGCGGAAGATTCTCAGCTATGGAGCGGTCGAGTTCAGCTATTTCCGATTTTGAGAGATAGTCCATGTCCGGGTCGCGTCGTGCAGTGAGAATGTAGGAGGCATCCTCACTGCCGTTCTGGACGCCTTCTTTCAGAAGTTTCTGAAGTCCCGGACATTCGCGACGGCTGTGGCCGCGCAGGGCATCGTACAGGAATGTAGGCACAGGACCGTTCTCCAATGCGCAGAAACGGTCGGGAATCATGCTGCTTCCCCACTTCGCGAGATGTTTCTTTTCCGCGAAATAGAGAATCTTGAACACCTGATAGTATCCGATGCCCCCGGTTCTCTTGAGAATGTAAAGAACCGCCTCCAATAAAGATTTCTGCTCAAATGCGTCCATATATGCTTCCAAATGTCCCGCAAAGATAGCAACAAAATCAAAGATAGCAACAAAAATTTATTTATTGATTTATTTATATATTTATTAACACTTTGCGTCAGAGCGATTCATTTTCAATCTGTTGGCGTATGGAAGCGGCGACCTCGTCGGTGAACTCGTACATGAGGCGTTCGGCGATGCGGGAGTAGGCTCCGAAGACATAGCGGTTGTGGATGCGACGGCGGCGGGAGACGACCTTGGAGCCGTAGCGGAGACGGCGGAGGTCGAGGTAGCGTTCGTAGGCGACGTGCTGAAAAGTGAGCCTGCCGTCAAACGAGTCGGACGCGGAGGAGACGGAGACCGTGCGCGACCTTTCGAGCATGCCGGTGCGCGTCTCAAGCTTGGAGAGAATGGCTGAACTCTGACGGCGGAGCATCGACTCGCCCTCTTCCTCCAGGACATTGCGTATGAAGCGTGCCTTTACTGACATAGCCGGCTAATCGAATGAGAGCTCGACGCTGTAGCCGAGCCAGCCGCCGAAAATGGAGGCTTCTGGGACAATCTCGACGGACGCGAGCGACATTCCGGACAAAAGTCCGCAGGAGCCGGAGGTGGAGTCGCCGGCCACGCGCTCGACAATCTGCGAGGCTATGTCGAGGAGTTCGCGGAACTGTTTCCGTTCGCGCTCCGGCGTGTTCGCCGCGCCGAGTCCCTTGGCCACGACGAAGAACGCCGTCGAAATCACTGAACTGTAAGAATCCGTGTCGCCCTGCTGGCGGCATTCAGGACGCGCCGCAAGGACCTGAACGCCCGAAAGGTGCTGGAGTTTGGAGGTCGCGTCGGCCTGCGCGGTCGTAACTATGGGACGGATGCCGAGTTCGGGGAGCGTGAAGCCCTCGATGTACTCTGTGAGGCTAATGAGCCTTTGAAATCGCTTCATATCGTTTCTGTTCCTTGAAATTGTGCCACATTATGCCGAGAATGGAGAAAAGCGGCTCCTCATCCACGCGCTCGATGTTTCCGATGGTCTGTTCCTTGGCTATCTGCACCGCAAGGTCGCTCCACCCGAAGCCGTAGCCGTCGCGGCCGTCGTCCCCGCCGCCGAAAAGCCGTCCGAGCTCCACCGTTTCGCCGTCTATGGCTATGTCCTGCGTCTGGAGAAACTTCAGGCAGGACGCGAACCACAGGAGAATGAGGTTCTTCTGCCAAGGCTCAAGCCGCGCCGCGAGCCTCGTTTCCCTCTCTATGTTCGAGGAATCCACCGCAATCACGCGCCGTCCCGCCCTGTTGGGCTTCGAGCGCCGCCGTCTGTAGAGAAAGACTATGCACTCGTCGAGTTCCGCCTCCTTGCCGGAGCGCAGGAAGGCCTGCATGGCAACGGCCGCGTGCCGGAACTCCCCGAAAGTGAGGTCCTGGAGCAAGTCCGCCGGACCGTAGAGCCGGAAACGCCCGCTCCGCACCATCGGCAGGGGATTCGCCACAGAGTCGAAGGTCTGCCGGCATTGCAGGGTCTGCGGCTCCACATCAAGAAGGAATCCGAGGCATCTGTCGCAGAGCATGGCCAGATTCTCGTCAATGCGCGTCGGCTCACCGCCGGAAAGCCGCTCCGCAAGCGCCGTCCTCCGCGAGAACCGCAGCCCGAGCAAGTGACAGAGCACTCTGAGGTTGAACTCCAGCGGAGACCCGCCGCGCAGTATGCACTCGCCGTAGGCACGGAACACGAACTGCACCTGCTCCGGAGTCATCTCGTCCCATGACGAGGGCAGTGAAAGCCGCTCCCCGGTCTCATATATCTCAATCTCCGTCATACCACAGTCGCAAATTTGTTCGCAGGGTCGTTCTTCGGCAACAGGCAGGCTTCGCCCGCCCCTCCGGCAAGCTTCTTCAGTTCGTCCTTCGCCTCGGCAATCTGAGCGGTCGTCTTCTCAATAAACCAGTCAATCTCGCGCGTTTCAGCCGTCCGGCTTTCGCGGTTGCCCTGATAGGACGGGCTGAAGCGCCGCGCCACCGAAAGCGGAAGCACGTCGAGAGACCAGCGCCGTGCCGCCGTCACGAGAGCCGTGAGCACGGCAAGGAGCGCGGCGCGTGAACGGAGCCTCAGAGCCGTGCCGTCACCGGAATCCGGAGCCGCGAGTATGCGAGCCCAGACCTCCTCGCCGACGAACGGCTCCACGACGTTCTCCTGCGCATCGACAATCAGCGGAACGAACAGATGCCATGCGTACTGGCTGCCATCGACCGGATAGAACCGCTCAAATTCGCCGATGCTCCTCACGATGCAGCGTGCCGAGAGCTCGCGGACAGGGGCTGACATCCAGCTCTGAACCTCGTTCTTCTCAAGATAGCGGTAGAGCGCGTCGAGAGCCCTGTAGTAGCGGTCGAGCATCGCCCTGTCGTCGCGGTCAATCATCCACTCGAAAGGCATCTTCTCGTTGTCGTCCATCTTCACCTTCCTGCCCGTCCCCTCGTGGCTCACGCCGGAGAGCTGCGCATAGCGCGCAATGGCCCGGAACGCCACCGGAAGACGCACGGCATCCACGAAATCCGCGTCCGAGCCGCTCTCATAGGCCTTCTCGGCAGCCTCGACGACATCCTGCCCCACAATGGAGCCGAGTTCCTGCGCGGCAAAATCAATCTCGGTACGGATGAGATAGTACGGCGTGGATGCGAACCACTGGCCCGCGAAGGAGTTCATGTCCTCGGAACCGTTCTGTACTTTGTCAAACAGCATATCTATTGGTTTTTAACTCGTTCGTCGGTCGGAACAGCCTCCTCCGCCTGAATCGTCTGATGATAGAACGCCAGCTTGAGGTTGCGCCCCGGGAAATTGAAGGCGATGGCCTGGTTTATCGGTTCGAGGATGCAGTTCGAGGCAATCTCCGTGTCGGAAAGGAGGTAGAGCTTGAAGGCGTACAGCAGCTCCGAGCCGGAAGCCAGCTTGCCGTTCACCATCACGTTGCTCAGGGACGGATGCAGCCCCATTCCGGAGGTAATGGCGGATGCCGATGCCTCTGAAATCTTGAGCTGCGAATCGACGAAGTCCTTTATCTTCTGGTCAATCGCCTCAATCTTCCACGACACCGGCCCGCCGCCGTTCTCCGACGGGATGTCCACCGTGTAGAAGAACTTCCCGGCGTTCTCCTTGCCGGAAAGAACCTCGGTGAGCTGCGTCAGAAGTTCCGATGTCAGGCTGCTGATTTCCTTCTCCACCCTCGCGTCGTCCCAGTCGGGATGGATGTTCTTGAGGGTGTCGCGCTTGGTGTCCCAGTACTCGTTCGGGGCATGGATGTGGTACGCGAGGTTTATCCCGTTGTCCGTCACATACTTGAAGATTGTCGGAATCTCCGAACCCCGGACTATCCAGCGGAGCGCACCCCAGTACTGGGGCACGGAGTAGAAGTCGCGGGCGAAGGAATATGTGTGGTTATATGAGGCCGAAGCCCCGTATTTCCCCGGATTCCGCCTGTCATAGACCGGATAGACCCTCACGCCCGTCCGCACGCAGGCGTTCTCGAAGTCACCGACGATGATGTGGCGCACGTCCCTGATGTCCCGGCTGTCCGTCCATTCGAGGCGGGCGTTCTTCGCCGGAATATGCTCCAGATAGGAAATTCTCGGCTTGCGCCCTATGCGGTGACCGCGCTCCAGGTACTTCGCGTCGAAGAATCCCTTGAGGTGCAGATAGTCCGTCATGCACCCCTTGACATAGGAGACATAGTCCCAGCTCTCCAGCCAGTCCATGATTTCCCTGTCCTCCTTCCACAGGCGCTCAATCTTGCCCTCCTCGAACGAGAGCTGTGAAAGATAGAGCCCCTGGCCGAACAGCAGCCCCATCTGGCGTTCGAGTATGCCGGGGCCGAGGTTGTTCGAGTCGAGGATGTCGCGCAGGCGCGTCGGCAGCTGGTTGTCGATGCCGTAGGGAATGACCCTGTAGCCCTGAATCGTGTGCGGGAGATACTCCCAGTTGCGGTCCTGCGCCTGCCAGAAGAGCGAGTCGAGGCTGCCGTCCCTCCTGTTGGAGAGGGTGAAGCACCGCCCGTCCTCAAGGTGCAGCGCAAATGAATGGTCCGAAATCTTTTTGACAGTATTCTTCATCTCAATGTGACTTTTTCTCCGTTGAAGGTCATCAGAAGCGGCTGGTAGAAACGGCGGTTCTCCATTGTGTCGAGGTTGATATATGCCTCGACCATCTCCGCGTGAAGGTGGTGTTCCTTCCGTTCCCTCTTTCGGAGCCTCGCGTGCGGAACATAGACAACGCCCTCGCTCGTTCCCGCCGAAAGGTTGCAGGACATGAACGAGAAGCTGAAGGTCTTTCCCTCGGAGGTGAGCCGTCTCATTTCGTCTATCGCTTCATAAACATCCATGGTGCAAAGCTACTCCCTTGCGTCCGTCCGTCAAAGGACACGGAACGATGGGCTGCCCCCGATGTCCGCATTGCCCGCATACGACGTCGAAACGGACGGTTTCATGTTCCGAACACCCGAAAAATCACGTGATTTCGGTAATATTTTTCAAGGATATATTTATATGTCAATGCCTTGCCCCGTCCGTTCCGGCGAAAA